AAGATCTTTGATAAACTCACAGCAGCAATGCAACCTGAGTTTGAGGATGAGGAAGCAATTGATCCATTCGATTTCTGGCAAGGTGCTAACTTCAAGTTGAAGGCAAAGAACGTTGCTGGTTATCGTAACTACGACTCTTCTGAGTTCGCTGCCACTAGTGCATTACTAGATGATGACGATGCTATGGAAGCAATCTGGAAGAAGGAGCATTCCTTAGCAGAACTAGTTGCTAACGATCAGTTCAAAACATATGATGAACTCAAAACTCGTTTGAGTAGTGTTCTTGGAACTAAGCCAGTTCGTAATGATGTTGAAACTGTAGAGCAAGAAGTTGAAGATGTGAGAGCATCTGCTCCTGTTGTTGAGACAGTAGAATCTGTATCTAAAGCACCTGCTACAGATGAAGATGATGACGCATTATCATACTTTGCTAAATTAGCGGAAAGTTAATGAAAATCAAGCCTCTTAAACATTGTCGATTATCCCAAATGAAGTTCTTCTATTGGGATCCGAAAGATGATCCAAGAGAGCCTGAATACTGGGAAGACTCACCTTCGGGTGAGTCTTTTTTTATGTTTAATAAATAGATGAAGTAGATCTATACTGGTAAATGGGAAGATACATCGGGTTGTGGACTAACAAAGGTAAAGGTGGTGGTGGTGGATTAGGTCCTGTAAAACCATTTACTAGATCATCAGGTATTGCTACGGATTCTAGTAACCATGCAACTGAAGTTACTTTAGGTGATGTTAAGTATACGCAGATGTTTTATAATAATGTTGGATTGGTTACTGGGTATAATGAAGATTTTGGTGGAAATAAGAAAGGCTGGTTAATAACATATACATCACAGAATTTAGTAGACACTGTTGTTGAAAGAATACCTGCACATCCAGATCCAGCATATGATATAAGTCCTTCTTCTTTTACTATTGATGAAAATACTACTATAACATTTAATATAAGTACATTAGATGTTCCAGATTCAACTTTTTATTGGAAAGCTGATGGAACTAATGTAACTACTGCTGACTTTACAGGTGGTGCAATAACTGGAACAGTTACTACTTCTGGTGGTTCTGCTCAAGTTTCTCTCACAACTTCAGAAGACTTGGCAACAGAGGGTAATGAGACATTTCAGTTTAAACTTTATGCTGATGCTGGATATACTCAGTTACTTGGTACATCTGCAACAGTAACTATTAGTGATAGTAGTATATCAGATGTAAATTATGCTACTTGGTACACTCCTGGAACTTATAGTTGGACTGTACCTGCTGGAGTAACAAAAGCAAGGGTAGTTGTCATTGGTGGTGGCGGTGGCGGTGCTGGTAGTGGAAGTGGTGCTGGAGGTGGTGCTGCCATGAAGTATTGGAGTAATATGGTACCAGGCACAACACATTCATTGACTGTTGGTCAAGGTGGAGCAAGAATTAATAGTTCTAATGGAAATAATGGATCTAGTAGTGAATTTCAAGGTCCAACTACAATATCAGCAACTGGTGGTTATGGTTATGGTAATGGTGGAAATGCTGGTGGACAAGGATCCAATGGTGATGTAAATGGAACAGGTGGAGTAGGAAATCCTTATTCTAATGATCCAGTAAGTGCGTATGGATATACAACACATCCACAAAGTGGTGGTACTAATGGTGGTGCTGGTGGCGGTGGCGGTGGATCAGATAATGGTAATGCTATTAATGGTGGTGCAGGAAGCTACTACGCTGGCGGTGGCGGTGGCGGTGGATCAGATAATGGTCAAGGTGGTGATGGTGGAGAAGGTGGTTCTTTAGTAATAGACGAATTCTCTGGAAATGCAAGAGGATTTGGTGGAGGTGGTGGAGGTACTGATGGTACTAATAATGGTGTATTCGGTGGTCCTGGTGGTAGTGTTGGTGGGGTTGTTGGTCAAGGATATGGTGATGGAACTAATGATAATGATGGTGGAGATGGTGGTGGACCAACTGCTTCTCGTGGTGAAAAGGGAGAAGGAGTTGGACAAAACGCTGGTGGTGGAGGCGGTGGAGCCTTCGGTGGCGGTGGAGGAGGTGCTGGTCACCAGGAACAGAATAACTGCGGTGGTGCTGGTGGCGGTGGACTAGTTTATATTGTTTATGGTGGAAACGTACCAACAGGATACTAAATCCATAAATTGATTATTCAACTATTCTTGTATTTTCTGTTCTCATTAGTTTAGGATTAATATATTGTGAATTTCTATCATATCTCATAATTCTTCTAAAGTCTTCTAAGAAAATTTGAAGATATGATGGTTTTAGTATACTAATATTTCTTTTCTTATCATTTTCAATAACTTCGTATTGATAGTTTGATAATGATATTGCTACAGTATTTAATAGTGCTGATGCATTACCACCTATTGTTGTGCCTGTAATACTCACTCTACCATTTGGTCTAATAGCAACCCAATTTCCACCATTATATCTACGATCAGGACCATCCATTTCAAATCCTTCATCTATTGATATTCCTTTTGGAAGAATTACTCTTCCTTTATTATCTTGAACTTCAACTGTTTCATATACTTTTCTACCAGCTATCGTTTTAGCTTCATTTAGTTTTTCAATACCATATTTTTCTTTAGAATATTCGTATAAATTTCTATTATCTAATGGCCATTGATCTCTAATGTTAGAAATTCTAGCTGATAATATAACAACATAATCATATTCAGAATTGTTATAAACTTTCTTTGCTAGTGTGTCAGGTCTTTCTCCATCTTTTATAACGTATTTGTTGAATATATGTGAGTTAGATTCTAGATAATCTAATAGTTTTATATTCCTGAATAAGTTTTTTACTACTATATAATCTCCAGATCCTGTTTTATGACCTAAAGGTGATTGGTATAATATGTTTGGAAGTTCGTTAAAATATGCCATTAGTATCCTACTCCATTACCTGCTAAGTCTGTATCATCATAATCTTCAGAGTATACAGGATTAATTTCTTTAAATGTCATTCTAACTTGTATGTTAACTGGTGTAGAATCACCATACGTGGCATATGTACCTGCTCCAGTGTAATTAACATTAAATTGTGTTAATGCACATGGTTTAAAAACATTTAAAAATGGATGATCCTTGCCTCTTCTTAGATATCTTAATAAAAATAAATCTGGTGCTCCTAAAAATAATCCTGTTCTACCTACACCTTTCATTCCTTTTTTAGCTGACATTGATTTTTTGAATGCTCTTATTATTTTTTTCACTTGAAACATTTCTTTTCTGCTTCTAGGAGCGAATGTCATATCAAATGGAAAGGTTCTTAAATTAGCACCCTGAAATAATAATTCAAGGTTCCCATTCATTACTTGTCCTGTTGCCCTAGAGATGATAGAATTGGGATCTATATTTGACCCTAAAGCATTTACTAATTGCCCACCAACTGCTGCTCTAAAAGCCCTTTGGGTTTGTTCATTCATTCCAGGAATATTAATTTTTCCTGCAAGAACTCTATTAGCAATATTAGCACCACCTAAAGCAGATGCACCACCAGTTTTCATGAGTGATTGTGCAACACTAACCCCAGCCATCTCAAACATATTAATGGTATCAGCTCCCCAAGTTACTGAAGTCGTATCACTTATTTGTTGTGGTATTGGTAGTTCTACGTAATATTGTATATCATCTTTCCAACTTCCTGAACCATCAAAATTTCCATCCTTATCATAGAAGTTTTCATCACTTTGACCAGTCATTCTATCATTAATCCAACCACTGGTATCACTATTATTCAAGTTTATAGTAGGGGAAATAGCACTGTCTAAATTTTCTGCATCTATTACAGCACCTCCCTCACCTTCAGTTATACTAATACTAGTTTTTCCACCAGATGGTTGAGTATATCTTAAACATTTTATTAATAGCGTATCTTCCGAATCATCTGGACTTCTATCCAAAGGATAGGACATTGTAGGTATACTACTTCTTAATCCATCATCAGTGAGAGTACTCTCACTATCCATCCCAGTATCATTTATTCTTGGATCGTTCATCCTAAAAGACTACTTTTCAGTTATTTAGACGAAATCTGGCAAAAGGAATACCGTCAAGGTCAGATAGTTCATCATTATTGATTTCATAGAGACCACCAGGCACTTCATTCCAAGTATAATTTCTATGATCGTTCCAATGAAAGTTAATTCCTTTGAATCCCCATTCATATACATTAGTTACACCAACTAGAGGATTTTGGTCATATCTTATATTAGGTGTTTTTGGATTATATACAAAGACATAGAATTTTCCTACTTGAGGAACTTTTCCTCCTTCATTTAAGACACTAATAATTTCCAACATCAGATCATCAGCATCTTCAGTGCCGATTAAGTTATCACGTATGTCTTTAACTCTACTCATTTAACTCCAAGTTGATCTTCATTAACTACTTTAAATTCCCAACCTCTATCAGCACAGAACTCTCTTGCTTCCTTCCATTTTGTTTGATTTACCGCATATGTATATGCTTCTTTTATATAACGTGGTGTTTGACGTTTTGGTTTTTTTGGTGGACTACATTGCTTTTTAGGTTTTATTTCGATAATATACTTTTTAATAGTTCCATCAATTTCTTTCTGTTTCATATAGAAGTCTGGAAAGTATCTGTGTTGACGATTATCAACTGGAGATATGTAAGGTATTACAATTTCTTCACTTGCCCATTCCAATACATTAGCATTTTGATCGCACCAATTCATAAACTTTCTTTCCCATAATGACCTAAAAGTTATTCTTGTAGGGTCTCCTTTATACTTATGGGCAAATTTTGGATAATATTTTCCCGAATAAGCCATCTAAATAGATATGATATAATAAAACTATTTAGAGTGCCAGCACCAATCCCAAAGAAAATATCTCAGATATTACCCACATTTCAGAATGTTGCCCAAACTTCTAATTATTTGGTAAAGTTTGGATTGCCACCACATACTAATAATGATGGATATTCATTAGGGCATCATCTTAGAAGGAAGGGTGTTGATTTTAGATTTGTTGGTGATCAAATAGGAATGCTTTGTAGTAATGCATCATTACCAGGAAGTGCTCTTGCTTCTGTTGATGTTGTTGGCAATTATCAAGGTGTTGTTGAAAGGTTTGCCCATACTAGAAATTTTACACAAATATCATTAGAATTTTATGTTGATAACAAATATAAATCTTTAAAATTTTTAGAGCATTGGATGGAATATATATCTGGTGCTAATCCAAATTCTGCTGCTACAAGTTCTTATCATTTTAAGATGAGATATCCAGAACTTTATAAATCAAATGAAACTAAAATAATTAAATTTGAAAAGAACTATAGTCAATATATTGAGTATAAATTTATTGGATTATTTCCATTATCTTTAAATTCTACCAGAGTTTCATATCAACGTTCTCAGGTGTTAAAAGCAACTTGTAATTTTAGTTATGACAGGTATATTTGTGGTGAATCATCATCTATATCTATTAATAATGGTACTGATGAAAATAAAGAACCAAATGGATATGTATGGAAAAAATCAACTAATGTTCCAGATAATCTAAGTAAAGGAGAATCTCAAAATAATGGTTCTACTGTTTCTGGGCAAGTGGCACTTTTAAATTCTCCAACTGGAAAAGTTGATTTTGTCAATCTTTATGATGGTAGTATGGATGTATCTAATCCATACAAATATTTCTCTGTATAGTGCTATAAATAAAAATACTTGAACTGAGCTTATTATGCCTTTACCAAAGATTTCGACACCTTCTTATGAATTGGTGATTCCTTCGACTGAAAAGAAAATAAAATTTAGACCATTTTTAGTTAAAGAAGAAAAGATATTGATTCTTGCTATGGAGAGTCAAGATACTAAACAGATAGCAAACGCTGTTAAAGATGTTATAAAATCTTGTATTATAACAAGAGGCATTAAAGTAGAAGGTCTTTCTACTTTTGATATTGAATATATTTTTCTTAATATCAGAGGAAAATCTGTTGGTGAAGAAGTTGAAGTTATAGTTACTTGTCCTGATGACGGTGAAACTCAAGTTCCAACTACTATTAACTTGGATGATATACAAGTTAATAAAAATGATAATCATTCTAGAGATATTAAATTAGATGATGAGTATACTTTAAGGATGAGATATCCATCTTTAAGTGAATTTATTAAGACTAATTTTAATTCTACTGAAGATATAAGTGTTGATGATACTTTTGAATTAATATCTTCATGTATTGAGCAGGTATTTTCTGAAGAGGAATCGTGGGCATCATCTGACTGCACTAAGAAAGAATTGACTTCATTTGTTGAACAGTTAAATACTAAACAATTTAAGGATGTTGAGAACTTTTTTGATACTATGCCCAAGTTATCGCATGTTGTAAAGGTTATTAATCCAAACACAAAGGTTGAAAATGAAATAGTATTGGAGGGTTTACAAAGTTTTTTCGGGTAAGTATGGCACATGAAGATCTTGCGTCATACTATAAAATTAACTTTGCTCTCATGCAGCATCATAAATATAGCTTAACGGAGTTGGAAAATATGATGCCGTGGGAAAGAGAAATATATCTTGCTCTTCTACAGCAGTATATCGAAGAGGAAAATTTAAAGGCACAGCAAAATGGCAATTAATTCACCAATACAAGGAGGAATACAAGCAGTAAGAAATACTGTATCATCTAGCTTGTTTAGTGGTCGTGCTGTACCACCACCTCAACCTGATCCAGTAACTACAAATTTATTAACCCAGAATACGGCATCATTAAATAGTGTTTCTCAACAACTTAGTGGTGTATCACAGTCTCTTAGTCAATTAAGATTTTCTCTATCAGTAGTAAAGAGTAATTTAGACGTTAGATCACAGTTGGAGAGGCAAAGAGTTGATGCTGAATTTGAAAGAGAGAGGAGATTAGCAACATTACGTTTAAGAGAAGGAAAAGAAAGCACTATTGAGCAGAAAATACAAAATGCTTTAATGTCTCCAGTATCTAAAATTGGAACAAAGGTACAGGGTATTTTAGGTAAACTTAGGGGTGCTTTTAATGTATTATTTTATGGGTGGTTAGGTGAACAGGCACTTGAAGCATATGATGCAGTAGCTAATAAAAATAAAAAAGCTCAGGTTAATATAGCTTTTAAAGTAGCAAAGGTAATAGGTGCTATTGTCCTTACAATTGGAACAATAAAATTTGGTTGGAAGAATCTTATAGGGGGATTTACTAACCTTGCTATGAGATTGTTTAAGTTTAAGCAAACATCTCAAGTATGGAATCCAATAAAGGGTGTTGTGAATGTTGTTAAACGTTCTCTTGAAATTCTTGGTGGTTTAGCTATTTGGGATTGGGCTACTAATAAAGAAGAGGATATGATTCTTAACCCTAGTAATTGGGATCGTAATTTTGGGGGAAATAATAATACTGATAATAATGATACTAATGCTCCACAAGAAAATCGTTCTGTATTTGGTAGAGTACTGAATTTATTTGGTGGATCGGCTAAAGCATCAGATAATAATGTAAGTCAACCACAATCTAAAATTATACCATCTAAAGCAAATGAATCAACATTAGCATCCCAACCTAAAAAGAATAATAAGGATGGTAATTGGTTTACCAGAATGTTTAATAGGAAGAATAAGACACCAGAACAAAAACTTTCAGAACAGTTTAAGGAAGGTTATACTAATAAAATCGAACAAGGGTATAATTCTAACTCTACTAGTGATGAAAGTTACTTTAATTCTTTAAAAGGTAAAACTGCTCCAATGACTGGTAGTTTATTTGGTAATAGTGAAAATATTTCTTCAGTTAAAAGATCTCCTCAAGTATCTGAACAATTGGCATCTTTACCTGATGAAGAACCAATTATTATACCTTCAGGAGAAGGTCAAAGTAATCAAGGATCGTCTAGTGCAGGAGGATCTGTATTACCTGGATCTGCATCAGAAGCAGTATCTCCAATAATAGATGCTATTAATCCAGATAATACATATGTTTATCATGCGTATCAGCAATTCAATCTAACACCTGTATAATATGTCTATATCAGTAGTTAGGAAAACTTTATTAACTTCTGGCATTAGTCTTAAGTCTATAAACAGCACGGTCACTAATTTTTCAAGTAGTGTCATAGAATCTAATAAGTTAGCATCCTCTATGGTAAAGAGGACAAGAGAAGATAATAAATTTATAAGAAAAACTATATCAGATGAAGAATCATTTTTTGTTAGAAGAAGAGAGTCTGTAATTAGAAAAGAAAGAGAGGGTGTTATAGAAGCAGGTAAAGTTGGTGGTGCTGTTAGATATAGTGGTAAAGTCACTACAGATAGTACTAAAGGATTTCTTGGAAGAATGTTGGATTTTACTGCAATTCTTCTAACTGGATGGTTGATCAGGAATGGGAAACAAATAGGTGAAGGTGGTGAAGGATTAACTGATAATATGTTAAACCTTTCTAATACTGCTAAGAATTATGTTGATAGTCAGTTAGAGAGTTTTACTTCTTTGGGTGGTTCTCTTGAAAAAATTGAAGGGCAAACAAAAGATCTTGATATTACAGAAGAACAATCCAGTTTACAAAAAGAACAAGAGAGTATAGAAGATAGTACATTTAGTATATTTTCTTCTATTACAGATTCTTTAAGTCAATTATATGATGATAGATTTACAGGTCTTGATTTTTTTAAAGATATTGATAAGAAATTAAAAAATAATAAATCACCAAAGGATAAGAAAGAAAATTCTGATTCTGATTCTAAAGAACAAAAAGAAGAACCAAAACAAAAAAAAGAAGAACCCGCAAAAATTAAAAAAGAAGATAAGGATCCTATTGCTGAAACTATAGAAAAGGCAAATTCTAATAAAGAAAAAGTTGAAAAAGAAAAAACTACTAAAGTAGTTCAAAATGTTGAGAAGGAGGTAAGAAAAGATCAGAGAGAAGAAAAAGAAAAACAACAAAAAGCTCCAAAAGATTTTGAATCAGGATATGTGCCTGAAAAGGAGATTTTTTATAAAGATGAGAATAAAAAAACAAGAAGTAAAATTAATCCTGAATGGGTTGCATATCAAGAATGGTTAAATGCACCAGGTGGACTTGATATGTTTGCTGATGGTGGTCGTCCTATTGTTGGTAAACCAAGTATTGTTGGTGAAAAGGGTCCAGAATTATTTGTTGCTGATAAACCAGGAACAATTATACCAAATAATACGTTAAATAGTGGTTCATTCTTTAATAAAACTATTACTAGAAGTGGTACGTCTAAAGATGAGATAAGGCAGAGAAGAATGGATAGGAGTAAATATGAAAAGGCAGTTGAGAATCTTAAAGAAAAGCAGAATGGTGTTATTTACCATGATCAAGATGAAGCATTAAAAGAGCAGTATATGTTTGCACCAAGAAATGCAAGGAAAAATAATACATCATCTCCATCACCAAAAGAAATTAAACCAATTATTGATGGTGTACAGTCTAGTGAATCCATTCAAGTTATGAAGAAACCTTCAGTCTCTGAAACTATTAAGAAAGAAAGAACAGGACCTGTTATAATGCTTCCATCTACTTCAGAAACACAATCTCAATCTTCACCAGCAGCTCCTGCACCACAACCAATTGAATTTCCTGAAGCAGTTAGTAGTGTAAATATTATTAACATCATACAAGATTTAGAACTTTCTTACACGTAATGGCAGCAAAAGATCCCTCAGTATTTGATAAAATCGAAATAATATCAGCAGATGGTACAAAGTCTGCTGATATTCGTGGTGGTACAGCAACAGTTCAATATTATGAAGATATATTTTCACCTACAATTTCTGCCAAATTATTGATTAGTAATACTGGTAATACTATAACAGGAAAGGACGGTAAAAAACAATCACTTTATAATGGTCTTCCATTGAGGGGTGGTGAAGTTGTTAAGTTAAAAATTGGAAGTAATAGTAAGGATAATCCTGGATTGGATTTTGATAGTGATTCAAAAAAACATTTCAGGGTTGCTAGTATTGATAATGTTTTAAAAACAACAGAGTCTGAGACTTTTGTTTTAAATTTATTTTCTAGAGAAGCTCTGTCTAATGAGACATCAAGAGTTGGGTGTAAATATCCATCATCTTCTCCTATATCTGAAACTGTTAAGGATATAGTTAAAAAATATCTAAAATCTGATAAAATTAAAGATAAAGATGTAGAACCTACTGAGAATCCCTATGGATTTATTGGTAATATGCGGAAACCTTTTACTGTTATAACATGGTTAGCGTCAAAATCTGTACCAGGAACTGCTAAAGGAAAGGATGCTACTGCTGGATACTTATTCTTTCAGACAAAGGATGGATATATTTTTAAATCTGTTGATACTTTAATATCATCCAAAAAGTTTAAGAAGGCGTATAATTATCAGGAAGTTGTTCAGTCTGGTAAAGTCAATAACGATTATAATATTATTAAATATACTACTAAAAGAAATCAAGATTTAATTAAAAAATTGAAGAGAGGATCTTTTTGTAGTCATAGAATGTTTTTAAATCCTTTAACTTTTGAATATACGCCATATCAAGAGGGTTTGTTTAAAAGTTCTGATTATATTGGAAAGGTAGCTACTTTAGGTGAAAAAGTTAAATTACCAAAAGTAGATGCTGAAGGTTC